AATCCTTGCCCCAACTGGTTTTGGTGTACCAATGGCTGTTACAGGCTTTGCAAGTGGTATGGTTGCTGAGGGTGCTAAAGATATCACTAATAGTGAACTTGCTGGTACTGGTGTTGGTGTAGCTGTTAATATAGCGGCTGACTTAGCTTTACTTAAAAAGGGTAATGCCTCAGGTATTGCTAAAAGAATTACTGATACTTTTACTAAAGAAGAATTAGAAAAAGCATCTAAATTACAAAAAAAAGCAAAAGCAGATGGAATTGATTTAAAAGTTTCTGATGTTTTAGAGGGGTCAGTTATTAATAAAGTAGAGCAAGATGTTATGGCTACTACTATTGGCTCACAAATAATTGATAAGTTTTGGAAAGGTAGACCAGACCAATTAAAAAATTATATTAGAAAATGGGCTAAAGAATCTGGTTTAATTAAAAACCAAAAAGTTTTAAGTGAGGCTGAGCAATTCAACAATTTAAAAAATGTTGCAATAGCACTACAATCTAATAGAGCTTTCTTGTGGGAAAAATCAGGTGGAACTAAAATAAAAAACTTTCAATTTGGATCACAAGAAGTAGATAATTTAGTTATATCAATTAAAGAAATAATTAAAAATTCTAAAGATAAAACTTTAAACAACTCTTTAAACAAAACAATTAATTTACTTAAATCATCTGATGGCAAAGGCGGTAAATTACATGAAATTTACAGAGAGGTTAGAGATATGGGTTTTGATCTTTCTAAAAATCTTAATAAAACAATTGATCAAAAAGATCAAATGTTAGCTTTTCAAAAAATAGGAAAAGAATTAGAAAATTTAATGCTAACTAATCCTAATTTTAAAAAAGCACAAGATGCTTATAAAAATTTTACTAAAGCTTATTTAGAAGAGGGTGTAGATAAATTAAAACTTTTCAAAGATATTAAATCTGCTAAAAATGAAATTTACAACAATCAAGAATTAACTGGTAAAATTTATAAATTTTTTAACTCTGATAAAGTTACAGCTGTTGATATTAAAAAAATGGCTGAGGCATTTAATGAGTCTGCAAAAATAAAACCTGGTATGTTAGCGGCTGAAAAAGCTAAAGTAACTAAAAATCAAAATGCCTGGAGAGATATTTTATCTGGTTATTTTGAAACTGCTTTTTTACAAGCACATACTAAAGGTATGGAAAAAGGTATTAAAGATGGTGATGCTATATACAAAGCATTAATGAGTAATAAAGTTAAAAGAAATAATTTTGCTGAGGCTTTATTTCAACTTGCCAAACAAAATGACAGCACAATACAAAGAATAGATATACAAAAATCAATAGACTCATTTGCTACAATTTTAAAAGGTACTGGCAATAAGACAGCTATGGGATCTAATACTTTTGATAAATTTTCTGGCTCTACTGAAATGGGTAGTAATGTAGTTACAACAGCACTTGGCTCAAAAGGTGGAATACCTTTTAGTGAAATGATTTCTAATTTCTTTTTTAACAATGCTAAATCTAAAGCATCTGAAAAATTAGCTAAATCATTGGTTAGCCCTAATGGTGTTGATGAATTAATTAAATTATCTAAAGGTTGGAAAGACCCTGACAATGCTAGAATGTTTATAGTTAATATACTTAAACTTGATACAGCAGATGAAGAGGTTATGAATTAATGGCAACTCAATCACAAAAAAATTCTCAAGATATTATTAAGTTACAAGGTGAAACAAAATTAATTCACCAAAAGATTGATACTATTAGAGATAATCACCTACATCACTTAGACATGAAAATTAATAACATTTATAAATTATTATGGGCAGTAGGATTTCTCAGTCTAAGCAGTTTGCTAGACCTAGTAAAAAATTTAATAAGTTAAATACACATATCAAAGGCACAATTGGAGAATACCAGGAAATAGTTAATTTAACTAAAGCTGGTTGGCACATTAGTAAAAGTTGTGATCCACAATGTCCATTTGATTTAGTGGCAGTTAGCCAGGATGGCCAAACAATTAGGCTTATAGATGTAAAAACAAACACCTATCGCACTAAAAGAAATAAAGATGGCACAATACAAAGGATTGGTAGATCAAGAACAAAGTTACAAAAAGAAATGGGTGTTGAACTACTGATGGTAGATCATGGAAATTAATATGGAGTTTAACTATGAATTACTATTTTACAGGAATTTTAATTTTAATGTTTTTATGTCTTACTTTATGCGTTTCACCAATGGGTTATTAAATGAAAAAAGATAACGATACAATTAAAGTTAGCTCTGAATCAAAACTACAACTCCCTTTAGCAAATTTAATTGGAATTATTATAGTAGTTTCTGGGGCAGTATTTGGTTATGCAAATTTAACTGGTAGGATTAGTTCATTGGAAACAGCAGATACTTTATTTCAAGCTGATCTTTTAAAAAAAGCTGAGCAAGAGCCAAAGAATCTTGAAATGTATATGCTCATAGAACATTTAGCTGGGCAAATAGAGTCCATAGAAAAAGAAATAGAAGCATCCAGGTATAACAAAGTTAATATAGATCATCTTAAAGAACAAATTATATCTATACAAAAAGTAATAGATAAACTTAGAAATGGAACTCACTAATGGAACAGATGGTCATAGCTTTATTAATGCTAGTTAATAATGAAATTAAAGAGGCAAGATTGCAACCAGATTTAAGTTCATGTCTCAAAGGTAAAAGGGTTGCTAATAGAAGTGTCTCTAATAATATTGAGTATAGATGTATTAAATCTAAAGCTGAGCTTGAAAATAATATAGATGGCTCACAATCAATTAAAAAACTTATATTAGAATGATAGATAAATTTTTATATAAATTTTTTAGTTTTTTAGATGATATGATTCAAAAGGTAGAGGATGTTTTAACTTTTGATGTTGGTCAAGAACTAAAGAAAAAAAAAAGAAAAACTAGAAAATGCAAATACTGTCATTGTAAGTGTCATTGTAAAGATACACTTCATTTACATCATGATGACCAGGATTTATGTATTTGCGATAACTGTAAATGTAAGAAATAATTATGCAACTATCAAAACACTTTAAATTAGAAGAGTTCACTAAGTCTATGACAGCTACTAGAAAGGGCATAAGTAATGAGCCTGGATCTGGTGAAATTAAAAACTTAGAAAATTTATGTTACGAAATACTTGAGCCACTAAGGGCTAAGTATGATTTACCAATAACGATTACTAGCGGCTATCGTAGCCCAGCACTTTCAGAGGCTATTGGATCAAAAAGTACCTCACAGCACTGCAAGGGCATGGCGGCAGATATAGAAATTGCTACTATCCCCAACATACAAATAGCTTACTGGCTACAAAACAATGTTGATTTTGATCAGCTGATCTTAGAATTTTTTGATCCTGAAAATCCATCAGGGGGATGGGTACACATTAGTTTTAATGAACAAGGATCAAATAGAAAACAAGTCTTAACTTATAATGGGAAAAAATATGAAAATGGACTCCCAGATATGAAATGGAAAGATGGAAAGGTTGCTGGATAATGTGGTTAAGTGCAATTAAACTAGCTCTAAATGCTGGTACTCATATTTATAAAAAGAAACAAGAAACTAAAATGCTTATGGCTGATGCTCAGGCTAACCATGCGTCTAAGATGGCGCAAGGCCAATTGGAGTACAGCGGCAAACTTTTAGAGGCCAGGCAAAACGACTACAAGGATGAAGTAGTTCTTGCAATTCTCACTTTGCCAATCCTGGTACTGGCTTATGGTGTTTGGTTTGGTGATGAGCATTCAATGGATAAAATTAATTTGTTTTTTGAGCATTTCAATAATTTTCCGCAATGGTTTGTCAATCTCTGGATTTTGGTCGTAGCTTCTATTTATGGAATTAAAGGAACACAAATATTCCAGAATAGAGGTGTAGGTAAAAAGTGAAGATATTATTAACTATGGTCTTATGTAGTTCAGTAAATCAAAGTTGCCTACAACCAATAACTTATCCTGAAGTTTATGCAGATAGTTTTAGCTGTATGGTTGATGGATATGAAAGAGCTTACAACACTACAATAGAATTAGGTGCAGACGAAGTTAATAAAAATGGTTTGTATATAAAGTTTGGTTGTGGCCAGGTTATATTACCAAAACCCAAACCAGGAATAGATTCATAATGGCTGAGTATCAAGGTAGAAAAGTAACACTTAATAAACCATTTAGATTACCACCAGGTAAATCAAAAAAGAGTGGTGTGTATGTTCGTAACAATTCAACAGGCAAAGTTAATAAAGTTACTTTTGGCGACCCTAACATGAAGATAAGAAAAAATAATCCGAAAGCTAGAAAAAGTTATTTAGCTAGATCAGGTGGTATAAAAATTAAAGGACAGAAAACTTTATCTGCAAATTACTGGAGTCGTAAAGCTTGGAGATAAATGGCTGTTAAAAAAAAATCATGGGCAAAACCAACTACAATAGTTGAGGTAGGCCAATGTAAGTATTGCAATAAAATGGTTACAAACGATATGAGCTTTTTATCATTTTTAGATAAAACTCATGCACACTTTACTTGCGATAGACAACATTATTACAAACAACTAATTAAAAAGGATAAATAATTATGGCAAAAGCAAAAGGGCTCTATGCAAATATTCATGCTAAGCGAAAAAGAATCAAGGCTGGTAGTGGTGAACGAATGAGAAAGGTTGGAACTAAAGGAGCTCCAACAGCGGCTAATTTTAAAAGAGCCGCAAAGACAGCAAAAAAAACAACTAAAAAGAAAAGGTAAATATGGCACTTAAAGATAATAAATTTTTTAGTAAATTTAAAAAACTTTCAACTACATCTAATATTGATGAAGAGAAAGAAAAAAGAGTAAAGAGTTTGAGTGAGCAAAGTAAAGATACAACTGCTAAAGAATTGGGTAGTATTATGTCAGGCAACCCAGTAGTAGGCGATGAAGAGTATCAATACTTTATGAAATTAGTAAGTAACAAGTAATTTTAAAATTGGTATAGCTTATTAATATAAGCTGAATTATCCATTTTGGATAATGGGTCAGGGTGGGAAAAAATTTCTTGATATCTAGATTCACTTTGTGTTATCGTTTTACTCACAATGAATCGTTTTATTGTAATACAAAAAAATATTATAAAGATATCAAAAGTAAATTGGTCTGCCCCTAGTAAGATTCGAACTTACAACCTATTGATTACAAATCAATTGCTCTACCAGCTGAGCTACAAGGGCATTACGAAAAACCTTATATATATAGCCGAATTGAATCGCAAGATTCTTTTCGGCCTTTTTTTCGTCTCTAAATTTCCAAGTAAAACTAACGAATCCTACACTAATGATATCAAGAAAGTACCAGGCTTTTTAATATTTTATAAATACTGCTGTAAATTGCTTGATAATAAAGGGCAATTGACTCTTGGTAATTCAGTTAAACTGAGCTATAATTCATGTATAAGTAAATGATAACTAACATAGGAGTAGAGAGAATGCCTAAGCAAGTAACAAGCAGACTTAGTGTTGTGGAGTTTTTCCAGAATGTTAAGCCAATTAATATTAGCACTATTGATTTTGTTAATATTGATAGTTCAATTGACAATGTATCTGTGCATTTAAAAAATGGTAGTGCGCTATTTACAAAATGGTCAAATGTTAAAAACCAGTGCGATATAAAAAGCTTACATAAATCGGACTCAGACTTAGAGTTAGAAATGGAGTTAGGTTAATGAACGAATATATATTAGTTAATTTACCTAAGTCATTTTTAACTGGTGGCTGGAAAGAAGTTAAGCAACCTAAAAAAGTTGCGCCTTATATTGACCATATAATTTTAAGCACCTGGAGTTATGACCATACTATGCAGTGTTTAAAAGAGTTAGGTTTTAAAAGGGGGTCAGGTGGTAAAAATATTGATGGTAGTTGGGGAGCTCAGTTGCTATGTGAAATACTTCCTGAAGATAAAAAGAAATACAAAACAATTACTCTTAGTCAAATAATAGGGAAAGTGAGGTCTAAATAATGACTGCTTTTAATATTAGACCTAGAATGGTTAGGGGTAAAAAAGTTTTTAGATTTAAGTATTTTGGCCTTGATGGCAAACCTAAATATTTAACTAACCCAGTTAAAGCTGACCTTGAAAAAAAAGTTGCAGAAAAAATTAAAGAGATTGGCTTTGAAAAAACTGAGTCTAGCCAGGTGTTTTTTAACCAGGCTAACACCTTATGGCTTAAACATTTAAACTATAAAAAATCGGAAGGCCGAATAAGTGAAAGCACAATTGAAGAGTATCAGTGCTGGTATAGAAACCACCTATACAATTTTTTTGGCAATATAGATATAAGGTTAATTACACAAGCTAAAGTTAGAGAGTTTGTTAATCACATGAAGTTAAAGGTAGAGAATAAACAAATTAAATCTGATACTTTGTTTAAAATATTTAATACCCTTAGCCTTATTATACAGCACCAGTTTGATGAAGACCAAATAACTAGAAATGTATGTAAGGAAAAAAACTATTTAAAGAATGTGTTTAAAGCTAAGCTTAGCCAGGACTTGTTAGACTTTGAAAAATACCCAATAGATTTAATGGAAAAAATAGTTGAGAGTATAACCAGGCCTGAAGTTAAATTGCTTTGTATGATTATGTTAGAAACTGCTTGTAGGCCAAGTGAGGCTAGGGCATTGGCAAAAGATAGCTTATTACTTAATACCAATATACCTAGATTGCATTTTACTAAAGCTGTTAAAAAACATAAAAAGCTGGGCGGCACTAAAACAATTAATGGTGTAAGAAAAATGGTTATTAGTGCTAAGCTAAAAGATAAATTGCTTGACCATATTAACCAATTGCCAGGCCACCAGGAACAATTGTTTCTAAATAGCAAGGCCAAATATATATGCGTAGAACAGATTATAAGGGGTGTAGACAAGGCTTTAGCTAAGTCTGGGGTTGCTGTGCCTATAAAAAGAAAGTCGTACATATTCAGGCACTACATGGCAACTTACTGGGCTTATAAAGGTAAATACAAAAATGCAATAGACCTAGCCCATGCACTAGGGGACTCAGATATTAACTTTGTTCAGCGAACTTATATTAAGCCTTATGGCGATAATCAAAACAATGTTGATAGCAGTGAGTTTCAAAACCAACAGTTTAACTGGAAATAATTATTTATACCAATACTTATCGTAGTTCTCTTTATTATAGGGAACTACATCCCACTCAATTTTTTTTTTAATACTTTTACCAGCAAACTCCCTAGCATCTTTTTCTAGAGAAAATATATTATTACTAAAAGTAGTAAATTTATCTTTAGGTTTCCAAATTACAAACCACATAAAAGAAAAGGGGGCAACAAAAGCCGCCCCCATTTTATCACATACAACATACAATATAGGTGGTTACAAAGCACCTATAAGGTTTATTCACTGCCATATACTTTAGTTCATCCCAGTAACTAAAAGAGGTAATTTAGGATTATCTGAGGGTGATACAGCTTGACCCTCAAATTCTAGAAGTTGTTCAACAGGCACATTTAAAAACTTACTTACTTGCATAAGCCTATATGCGCTTAAACCATTTTGACCTTTTTCATATTTGCCTATTTGTTGAAATGCTATTTTTAAAGCATTGGCCATTTCGGTCTGTGTGCAAAATTTTTTAATGTAATAAGCATTCTTATTACCATTGGGGTCTATATTATATTGGCAGACTACTCTGTTAATTCTGGCATTTTTTAAATTTTTTCCAACAGCAATATTGATTGCTTTTTCCTCAGGTGTTGTAGTTCTTGGTTTGTAAAATCTTGTTTTCATTTCTCTCCTTTTGTTTTGGCAGACAAGTAGCCTAGAGTTTTTTACAACTTTTAAGTTAAATAAGTTTTATGGCGAATACATAAACTTGGCATCTGCATTTTCTACCAAGCATATTTGCCTAAAAGTCTTTACATACTTTTTGAAAGCCACCGATGAATGCACACACTGTCTATTTTTTTTACCCTTACTAGGTTTCATAATTTCAGCATGGTATTTATCAAGCTTAGCATATCGTCTTGTAAGACTATTACTTTTACTTAAAGCCATTACCTTAGGTCTCCTTGTTGCTTATTAATTTAATTCTAGATTTATCTTTTTTTAAATCTAAAACTTTAACCTCAGCATTATCACTGGGGCTATTTGATTTTGCCGCAATCTCAGCATTATCAAATTCTTCATCAACTTTAATACTAACTTCATAAAAACTTTCTTTAATAACTCTGCTCATCTTCTTAAATCCATAGCTGAGTATTCTTTGTTATAAAGTAGTGTAGGTATTGAATCTGTTTGTGAGTCAGTTAATCTAATTTTTCTATGTGCTGACCCACCTTTAGAAATTAAATTTAACTTAAATAGTTCAGCAACTATTGCACCAGCTCTAGCCCTACTGAACTTAAATTTAATAGCAATCTCTTTGTAAGTTGGGCTGTATCTATGTTGTTTAATAAAAGTGCTAATGTATTTTAAAACATCGTACTTAATTTTGCTTAAATATATATGCCCATTGTTTTTTAACTTCATGTCTTATCCTTGAATAAATTTGTTATGTTTGGTTTTGAAACATAATCAGGTGCTTTTTGTTTTGGGCTGTCCAGGCCTTGCAAGTTAAGCTCTAATTTATTTAGATACCAACCAGCTTTCCTTACATCCATTAAACAAGCCTCAACTGTGCTTTCATGTTTTGCGCCAAACCTCATTGTGTATTTCAAAATTTGTGACCTTAGGAAACCAACCACCTCTAAAGGAGATAGTTGGCTTACTATTGCATCATAAGTCTGAATACTTTTTTTATAGTGGTCAGGATTAATTTGTTCAGCCATTAAAAGGGTGCATCTTCCTTAGCAACTATATCGCTAATTTTTAAAGATATATCTGGCTGGGTATCTTTAGTTTTTTCTGTATTTAGCCAGGCCGCTAAATTTTTTTTAACACCACCAATTTGTATGTTGCCTTGATAGTGAGGATACTTACCACCAGGCTTATCTGTTTCTCTTGGTTGTCTTTTCCACATAGCCCCAGAATTATCGTAATTATTATCTGCCATTGTTTGTCCTTTTTATTTGATTAGTTTGTATTTGTGATTTTAGTTTGTTGTATATAGTTTCAACTCTCATAGATTCTACTGGGTCTAATTGAATTGCTTGTAACTCTGTTTTATACTCAGCCCTAATTGGCTCAAGGTTTCTTTCAAAATTGTTTTGTGATTTTGAAACACTGGCCGCTGTTTTTAATTGGCCAATCCAACTATCAGCTAAAGTTTTTACATCTTTCTTAATCGCTTTTGGTTGAACAGATTCTTTAGCAATTTCCATTACTGCCTCAAATGGTATAGCATCTTTGCCATCATCATTATCTAAACCAGTTTTTAAATTTAAAGCATTTAGGAAAGCATATTTTTTAGCA